ATTGGTAATATCTGTAAATGAACCACCCACATATAATGACCCATCAGTCCCAAAAGCCAGGGCATATACAATGCCATTACCAATGCCAGTGCTAAGTGATACAAATGTAGACCCATTCCAATAGCTAACCCTATCGCCATTAGCATCTATCAGATTCAGGAAAGAACCACCCAAATATATATTTCCATTGGGGGCAGTTGCTAATGCGTAAATTATGCCAGTAGAGCCTGTGCTTAAAGAACTAAGCGCAGACGTGGCAGGATTCCACTTGACTATATAATCGCCGTTGGCATCTCCAACATTTGTAAATTCACCGGCAATATATACGCAACCGTCTTTACCCAAAGCCAATGCCCGTAAAGCTGCGGCGAAGTCCGTGCTGATATTCGCCCACGTGCCACTATTCTTCCTGACAATCTCATCCGCATTCGCCACGCTGCTGCTGGTGGTGAGATGCGTTACACTCTCATACAACTCGTAGAAGTATGGGTCATTGGCGCGCAGCCGGATTGCCTGGCGCGACACATTGGCGTCTATCTCGTTGAACTCCATCCCGCCCAGGTAGTAGGCATCGATCTGCGCTGGCTTGCTGGAGTTGGCGCCCTTGTAACGCAGGCGGATGGGCTGATCTCCCTTGACGTAATCGGCATCTAAGATAGTGATAAGGTTCTTACGCTTGTAGTGCATGTTGCTGTAGCTTGTCCCCTGCTGCCAGCCTGCCAAAATGAACTCGCGCGGCATCACCTTATACCCGGCATCCAGGCTGCCGGGCATCAGGCTCAAGGTAGACTGGTAGCGCTCGATCTCGGGTGTGCCAGTGTTGGGATAGCCATGCGGCAGGAACCCATATTGGGTGTATAAATCATACACAATGCCGCCATCCCGCGCCCAGGCCTCGCGCACGGAGGTGCTGTTATATGCTGTGCCAGTCCAGTAATAACCAGCCCCTAACTCGCCGGTGATGGGCGTGGTATAGTTACCTGTTCCGGTTTCAACTTGCGCGTGCCCAATAAAAAAGCTGCCAGAGCCAGCACCGTTCTGGTGGATATATAGCGTAGTCGATCCATTGCACTGCGCGGCTGGCAGGCTCATGGCATACACTGACCAATCGCCCTCAGTTGAAATCAATGCTGGTGCGGTGTAGGTGGCGTTATCCACGCTCCAATCCCAGGCGGCGGGCAGTGTGCCGAGCACGCGCAAGGAGATAAAATGTGCATTATTGGATAAGGCGGACAGGGTGTAGATTACGCCCTCGTTATCCGCATTAGTGATGACATTAACAGAATACGGCCCCAAATAGGTATAACCCGCAGCAGTCTCCAGCGCTACCGTTGTCCCGGCTTCGGCGGTGATGCTAGTGGTTGCCCCGCCGGCGCCGGTGGGGTTCAGCACCATGTTGGTGGAGGTTGTTGGAATTATAATATCCCAGTATGGAGTAATGGTCATCTTGCTATAGCCCTCATCATTGCAAATGCGCCCATTGGGTTAACCGTGCGCCCGGCTTCGTTGATGGTCAGGTTCCAGTTGTTCGTTGTGTTCGGGATGACATAGCCGCCGCTCTTGCCCATCACCAGGGTCTCAGGTCCCTGCTCGCCCACGGTATACGTCTGTCCAGGCATGACCGGGCCGCCGCCTGCGCGCCCATAATACTGCCCGGAATGTGGGTCGACATTGCCCGTAGAAGAATACTCACCCTTTACGTTGTATGAGAAGGTGCGCCCGTCCAGAGCTTTTAGCGTGGCATACATTCCGTCTGTCTGGTTGCGTAGGATATTCATCATATCAATAGCATCGCGTATCCCAGCGCCATTCGCCAAATCAGATAACGCCTGGTCTGCGGCCTGGGTAGCGCGCACGGTGGCTTCGTCGATCAAGCCCCACTGCTCAGCGATGCTGGTTATCATCGCCAATTCATCCTGAGTAAGCCCATCCATCGCGGCGCGCTGGGTTAACAAATCAAGTAGAATGCGCTTGGTGGCTTCATCGTGGGCATTAGCATTCTCGGCATATTGCGTTTGGAGATCGCTGTAATCGTCGCCGATTTCAGTAAGCTCTTCGCCAAGATTTTTATATTCTTCCTGTAAATCTTCCAACTCATTCTTTTGCTTGTCAGTAAGATGTTGCTTCTGATTGAGGAAATCGATTTGCCCGGCAATCTTTTCCATTTTCTCGCGGGTCTCATCAAACTTATCATCAACCTCGGCCATCCTGTCTTTGACATCATCCTGCTTATCAATAAAGTCATCATAAGATGGGCCAAGTGTGCCATTTATAAAACCTTGTAATTCCTTTAGTCCTTTTTGTAAATCTTCCTGAAGCGTTTTGGCTAAGTCCTCGCTGGATTGCGACAATTCTTCTGTGTATTTAGTAGAGAGTTGTAAGGCGCGCCGTTCTTCGATAAGATAGCCAGTGGTGTCCTCAATCTCTATGGATACCTCAGCGTACTTTTTAGCCAGCCAATCGGCGGCTTCGGCATCCGACATTTTGCGCATCCTGACCTGACCCAGAATATAGCGGTAATCAGCCAGCGTAATGATATGCTTCCTGGTCGCCTGTAACAAGTCCTCCTGGGTAATTCCAAATGCAATCGTATCCGATGCCATATCGTTTAGCGCAGAGATAACCTGGATTGCCACTGGTAAAAATCCAGTTCCCATAGTGGCGCTAAGGTTTTCCAACTGTGCTTGCAGGATGCGCGTTTGATTAGCCAGCCCGTCAGAAGTCCTGGCAAAGTCACCCTGAGCATCCGAGGTCTGTTCAAATATCAATGCCTGAGCTGCCAGCACTCTCTGCTGTGGTGTCAGGGCATTCTTCGTGGTGCTTATAATGCCCATCTCCAGCGCCTTCTGTCTCATCGTGGCATCATCCAGTAGCACACCAAATCGGCGCATGGGCTCAGATTCACCGCGCAGGGCTGCGCCCAGCGCAAGCACCACTTCCTCCGGGGCCGCATTATGGAAGCTAGCTAGGTCGGATGCCAATGATGTAAGGTCGAGGGAGAAGTCAGACAGGGCGGCACCACTCAACCCCGCGGACTTTCCAAAGATAGCAAAGGTGGATGCGGCGTCTAATGCTGCTTGTTCAGATAACCCAAAAGAGGCTGCCGTATTTTTGGCGTAATCCAGTACGGCTCCTGATGCCTCACCCAAGACAATCTTAGTCTTAGATAAAGTTTCATTCATGTTGCTGGCTTTTTTGATTGAATCCAGGGTGAATTTACCCAGCGCGGCCATACCAGCCACCGCCAATGCATTAAGTGCCGCATTCAGGGCCTTGGTTATTTTTTCAGCAGCCTTCATATCATTTTCGAGCTTGCTCACCTTTTGGCTGCTGTTGCCCGTAATCACATCGATTAGTATTTGCAGCTTGCTTGTTGCATTCGCCATTATCCATTACCCTTTTTGCGTCCTGCAATCACCCAGGATACCATCTCCCAATCGTGGGGATGCTTCTTGGTGAACTCAACTGTGGCAGTATTTGCCGCCGCTTCCTGGTAACCACGAATAGCCCTGTAGTAATTCAGGGTTACATTCATCTTCGGCAGCATTCCGGCGGGCAGGTTCATCATATCGCCAACTCCCCATGCCTGGCAGTTCAACGCTCGGCTAAGCTCAGGAGGTGGCGGCGCTCCATCGAGCAGGTGAGCCGCCACCCTCATTACAAGTTTTTTGGGATCTCTGTCGCCTCGTCATACGCCCGGTCTACCTGCTGTCCCAGCCAGCGCACCGCGCCCGGCTTCATTTCGTCAACGTTCTGCCCGGCGTAGAAGTAGCGCTTAGTGCCATCAAAATCGCCTACCTCGCTGGCAGGCTCTAATACCCAGCCCGCCGCGATAGCCGCTTTCAGGCGAGCAGCGTAGCCGGTATTGGACAGGATGGCGCGCGGCATTTTTTCAAGCGCCCGCTCCAGGTTCTCGACGTCCAACTCGACCAGATTTCCCTTGAGCTTGAATTGTTTTTGCCAGTCATGTAACTCAGCCATTGTTCCTGCTTTCTACTAGGTGCTTGCCGTGGTCAGGGTAACATCATCCAGGGCAAACTCTACGTCCAGCATAATCACGGCGTTGGGGCCTGCGGATAAGTTGGCGCTGTTCACCTGGGCCCGTGTGGCGGAGATTTCGATGTTGCCCGTCACATCCCCGGCGGGGTGCCCCAGCCATGCACCAGTTGTGCCAGGCGCAAGGGCAATCACCGTGGTGGTCGCCGTCTTCGCCAGGGCAAGCTGCACGCGGAAGGTAGCGGCGTTGGTGCCGGGCAAATGCTTATCGTACCCATTGCACTGGTACACGATGTCGTTAATCGCGTTGTTGAAATCAAAACCTTGCAAGCAAGCCGAAGAAGTGTAGGACGTGCCCGCAAAAGTGAATGCTGCTAATTTACCTGAATCTGCCATGTTGCCTCCTAAGAAGTGGCCGCGCCAAGGTCGATGTCATCCAGCCCGAACTCAACGTCGGCGGTAATGACACCGTTGATTGGGGCGGACAGGTTCGAGCTATTGACCTGCGCCCGGGTGACTTCAACCTCGATATTGCCGGATGAATCGCCAGCGGGATGGGCTTCAAAAAGTCCCGTAGTACCCGGGGCAAGCAGGGTTACTTTAGCCGTATCGGTCTTGGCTAATGCCAACGATACCCGGAACGTGATCGCCTGGGTGCCCGGCAAGTGCTTGTCGTTGCCGTTGCACTGATACACGATGTCATTGATGGCGTTGTTCAAGTCCCAGCCTTGCAGACAGTCATCGGCGTCGAAGGTTACGGTAGTGAATTTGAAACTTGCATTTTTTCCTGAATCAGCCATGTTTAGGCTCCTTATGGGCACGGTATTTCTTTACCTTGCCCAGCTTGATTAACTGTAAGGCGGTACAGGCGCGCAGGCTCATAATGTCGCCTTCCTTACCCTGCACGATGCCCGTAGCGTCCGATGTGTGGAAGGCGTGGATCACAATGACCGTAACCATCATACGCTCCTGATCGTTACCGTGGCAGTGATGCCCCAGTAAGCAGTACCAGCTACTACAACTTCGCCTGCGGTTATCTCATACCCATAGAAATTTGCCAGGGTTGCCAGTGTGGTCTCCAGAGCCGTCTCCAGGTTGTCTATCGCCGTTGCAAGCAGCTCATAGTTCTGCTCGTTCTTATCCTGGGCTACCGCCTCCAGGCAGATCACATATAGCATAGTACGGGTTCTGTTTTCATTGACACAAGACACCACGTAGTCACCTAGCCCAGCAGTGGGTAGGGAACAGAAGGCTGCGGGCAATTCACCCAAACTCTCTGGAGGATAGTCGTAATGCGTAGTCACTCCAGTCACAGTCATGGCTTGCAGCGCATCACGGAAGGCGGCATTAGTCGGTAACGCGGGCATGCTTATTCCTTCGTAGGACGCGTTTAGGCTTGGGTTGGGTATCCCTTTCGATGTACCCCACGAACGAGTACCGCGCAGCCTCTGCGTAATTTAGCTCTAGCTTATCGCCCGGCTTGACCAAGGCGCCTTTGTGAAAGAAGCGCTGTTTGGCTTTGTATGTTTCCACTAGATCACGATCCTTCTGTATGGGTCTAAGAGCAGCTTGACATCCGCGGGGATGCCCTGCGGCATGGTAATCACTCCCGCGTCCGGTATCGCCGTCACGTCGAACACCTGTGCATCTTTCTGCCGGAAGTAATAGGCAGACAGGCGCGTGCAGGCATGCACGATGTCATCCGGCGCGCTCGATGAGTAGCTCCACTTCCCGGTGATATACACGCCGTTCTCCGGGTCGTCGGTGTAGGTCCAGCTTTTAGTGGTCGAGCCTGCGAGCCTGATTTCCGAATACGGGGTGATGTTACGCGGATAGGTGAAGTACTCGGTGCTGGTGATGGTGGTAGGCGTGCCGTCTGCATCGGTGATAACATTAGTGATACTACATAGATCGGCGTCCAGCACAAGTACTCTCCCGTAGGTATCTTCGCCCACGGTAAAGTAGCGCGTGACGGCCACGCTCGAATGCTCGAACGTGCGCTGGGTATAGGTATCAATCGCTGCCTGTGCGCGTGTAATTAGCGAGGTCAGCAGCGTGGCATCGCCGGTGGTAGTGATACCCAGATAAGTGCGTACTGCCGATTCGGTTGTATAAGCCATTGTCTCTCCTCTCTTGTGGGAGGGTAGTAATCTACCCTCCCACTACCAGTAAGAGACTAGGCTACAATCGACTTGACCGAAGACAGGTCGCCGAATGCGATGGTGGTGTAAGCTTCGTGGTAGCGGCTGGTGTCGCCCAGCACGATCGCAGCAAAGTCGATCGTGGTGGAGACGGTCAGAGCTACGGTCAGCTTGGCATAGCGATACCCGGTGGACGCCATTTCCTCGGCGCTCAGGTTGATGATGGCCTGCCCGACACTGCCCGAGGCCGCTTCTGTCAGGGATGCAGTCTTGCTCAGCAGCGTAGTGAAGGTGCCGGTGGAAGTGGCGCTGCCATACAGCTTGCCTACCGCCGAAGCGGAGGTGGCGTAGGTGCCTGCCATCATAATTGCCATAACCCGGCGGTATTTCGCCATGTCCCAGGTATCAGAATCCTTACTCTGGGTGGACCAGGCATCGGGGTCGATGGTTGCGATAATCGAGAGTTGTTCACTCAATAACTGTTCAGCCATTTTATTAGCTCCTTATGTAGTAAGTTATGGACCAGCAGCCAGTGTCACAAAGGGCGAGTAGGTTGCAGTCCCGTCTTCGCCTGTCACGGCGTTGTCAAGCATCGGTTGACCGTCTACGCGTTTCGTCACGCGCCAGGCAAGCTGGTCGTTGCGAAATTTATAGTGCGGCGAGAATGAGATACGCATCCCGCTCACGTGGTCACCGATGAGGTAGTAGGTTGGATCGGCCAGGATGATGTCACCGGCCGTATCCAGCGCAGGCAGGCAGCCAACGGTATATAGCGGCCAGCCCAAAAGCGTGGTCGGTAAGCCGTCCTGCATGCTGCGTAGCCAGGTCAGGGGCACGGTTACAAGTTGAATGATCTGATCGATAGTGCCTGGGCCGATGAACCAGGCCGCGGTCTGGTAGCTGTCCGGCGTGAAGTCACTAACCATCTGCGCCAGATCGCCAAACACAACCGTGGTTGCAGTAGCGCGCTGCGGTGAGATGATGGCGCTGCTGTTCAAGATACCCAGTGGCTGCCCTGTACCACTGCCGCGGAAGAAGGCATATTCCTCTGCCGCGCCGATGGCCTTGGCGAAGTTCTGCGCCAGCAGTCCATCCAGGTTCTCGCCAAAATCATCGCGCACTTCGCTTGAGACCAGCGAATACGTGGACAGCTTATGCGCCATCAACTCAACCAGTCTGAAGCGCGGTTCTGATTCGGGGATGGAGCCAGCCTCATCGATCCAGTAGGCGACCACGCCTCCCGCCGAAGCGGTAGCTGTGCTTGCCGGGGCAGTCTCTACATCGAGCACCGGGAACTGCTTGGTGCGCCGGTTCATAGATACAACCGTCGCCCCAGCCCGGCGCAGCGCCGAGAAGTCTTTAGTGATATTCAGCAGCAGCTGTCCATATTCCACCGGCACGCCATACCCACCGGAGGCCCCTGTGTTCTCTGCCAGGGCAGTCTTGATGTTATTCGGCAGGTTCTCATCGTCATCATCCAGCACGGTGGAGCGGTACACGCTTGCCAGGCGGCGCTTGTTGTTGTTCTGCACCGCGGTCAGGAAGTCGCCGAACGACTTGCTTTCCGGGTGGTCGGTCTCAGAGTCAGGCGCCACATAGCCCGCGTCTTTTAGCTTTGGCGATGCCTTGACGAGGTCGAGCATTATATTGACCCGATCGGTCAAACTTTTGATTTGGTCAGTCATGTAGACCTCCCTTTAGCCCGCCGCTAATGCGACGAATGGGCACACAGTTGTGGTTGCATCCTCAATCGTAATTTCGGTATCGATCAGTGGCTGTCCATCCACGCGCTTGGTAATGCGCCAGGCTAATTGGTCGGTGATAAAGGCGTAATGCTCACTGAAGGCCACATTCAGCCCGCTGGCATGGTCGGCGATCAGGTAGTAGTTCGGGTCTACCAGAAGAATGTCACCGGCCGTGTTCAGCGCAGGCAAGCAGCCAACCACATACAGGGGATAACCCAACAGGCGGGGTTGCTGCCAGTTATCGCGCATGTTCTGTTCCCAACTCAGCGGGTTAGATACCAATTGGATAATCTGATCTAACACAGTGGGCGAACAGAACCAGGCGCCAGAGTTGAAGCTTTCGGGCGGGAAGTCGCTGATCATCTGTGCCAGGTCAGCCAGCGCCACGGTGGACGCGGCAGAACGAGCAGCGGAGATGAGCGCGCCGCCATTCAGGATACCCTGCGGCTGCCCTACGCCGGTTCCTCTGAAGAATGCGTACTCTTCAGCGGAGCCAACAGCTTTGGCAAACGAGCGCGCCAGGATGCCATCAAGCGATTCCTGGAAGTCGTCGCGCACTTCACTGGATGCCAGGGAGTAGGCGGACAACTTGTGCACGACCATCTCGACCATGCGGAAGCGGGGCTCAGTTTCTGTGATCGTGCCAGCTTCCTCAGTCCACGAGGCGTACACGCCGCCCGCATAGGCGGTTTGCCCAGCAGAGGGGGCGGTTTCAATATCCAACACTGGATACTGCTTGGAACGTCCTTGCAGGACGGTGGTCATCGCACCCGCGCGGCGCAGGGCATTGAACTCTTTGGATTTCTCTAAGAGCACATTGCCATATTCCACCGGCACGCCGAACCCGCCTTGTGCACCCGTGGCCTCTGCCAGCGCGGTCTTATAGACCGATTTGAGACGCTTCTCGTTGCCCATGCGCACCGCAACCAGGAAGTCACCGAAGGATTTAACTTCGGGGTGGTCAGTTTCGCTATCCGGGGCCACGTATTGAGCGTCTTTAAGAATTGGGGAGTTTTGGAATAAAGCCGTCAGCGCTTCGAGCTTGTCATTCAGCGCCTTCATTTCAGGGTTGATCTCTGGGGCTTTGGTTTCCTCCACTTTCGTTTCGGTAGTTTCGGACATGTGTATTGTCCCTCCAGTATTTTCTAAATTGGTAAGATGTACCGTGCTCGCTGCCGCCTCTGCGCTTTTGTCAGCGGTCTCCCCGCTCTGTAAAAACGCCTTTAGCTGCGGCTGGAACTCGGCTAATGCTTTTATCGCGGCGATGGCATTCTCTGTCATCATGCGCGGTTCTGCTGGTTGTACGGTCAGGGCATCCCGCTTCAGCGGCCAGACAAGGATTTCACCGTCTTTGGATTTCTCCACCTTGCCGGATACCGCTTCGCTGGATGTGCCAATCAAGCCTTCATCGATCAGGCTTTCCAGGTACTGCATGTATTCGTTACGTCGGGATAGCACCCGCTCGACCCATAAGCCTTTGTCATCCACCTTAGCAGTCTTCCAGTCCACATAACCCAGGATGTCATCAGCGCTGGGGGCAGCTTTGTCGTTATCGAAGCCATGCTCCCAATCCTCGTACAATGTGCCAGTGGCAGTGTATGAGCTATCGAACTGGGTACTTTTGGTGAAGTGTTCGCCAGTCAAGTCCTTGCCGCCGAATAGCACCATATAGTTGGCAACCCTGATTTCTGCGTCAGTCTTAGCCAGTGTCTTCAGGTAGTTCTTGCCTTTATCTTCAAACTTTCTCATGCAGGCGGCTACTGCCTGATCGTTCTCCATGCCTTCTTCCATCATCATTGGAACGCAGCGCTCCATGAATTTATCTTTATCTTCTTCCATCATCGGCTCTGGCATAAACACCTCCAGGAATTAATAAAAAAAAAACGCGATCAGTCATTTTGACTAACCGCGTTCACCACGCCAATAGTTATGCGTCTTGCGCACTCGCCCTCCGCTAACAGCGGCTGTATAGGCGTTGCGCCTGATATTCAGTTGCCTAAATCATATCACAGCGCGTCAACTTCGTCAACTGTGACGTTATCCGCGTTGTAATATTTCATCCACCTTTTTCTTGATAAACTTCAGCACGGTAGCTTTTTCCTTACTAACCACGATGTCCGTATCTTTCCATCCGTGCCGCTTA